CATGCTTGCCGTCAACCACACATATAAGGAAATTGGACTATTCCCTAAAGACATCGTAGGTGGTGGTACTGGTATTTACTACAGTGCAGATAACATCTGGATTCTGGGAAGACAACAAGATAAACAAGGAACTGAGATAAAAGGTTATAGGTTTATCATTAATGTGGAGAAATCACGTTATGTTAAAGAGAAATCTAAGATACCTATCACAGTATCTTGGGAAGGTGGTGTCCAACGTTTCAGCGGTCTTTTGGACGTTGCTATCGTTGGTGGTTATGTCGCTAAGCCTTCTAATGGTTGGTACTGTCGTGTTGATAGGGATACTGGTGAGATGGTTGACCCAAAGGTTCGAGAGAAGGACACTCTTCAAGAAGAGTTCTGGAAACCAGTCTTTGCGGGAACAGACTTCGCAGACTTCCTCAAATCACAATACTCAATCGGAAAAGCACAACTAGTTGATATGGAAGAGATAGCAAATGTCGAAGTCTAATAATGAAATTGAGGATATGTTAAGTGAGAAAGTTCACTATGAACTTGTCCCTTCGGATGACCCCCATGGATGGGATGTCCGAATACTAGAAGAGTTTCCCGAAACGGTTATTACTTTTGGTGCAATTAAATTTGAAGGAATTGATGAAAGTGGTGAAGATGGAGAGATTCGATTTGATTTCTCCATTAAATCTACCCCTGATGATAAATTATCAACAGAAGACTTGACATTTCAAGCATTTGTTGGTAAAATACTTAATAGCGTAATAGGAACTGCTATTGCGGAAGGCACTATGATGGCACAAGATAGTGACGGTAAAGTTATGGCCACTGAAGAAACACATGAGGAGTTAGACCAACTATATAATGAATATCAATCTAGAACAGACAGTACTGCGGAATCTACTGACAAATGAACCGTACATGCGGAAGGTACTTCCGTTTATTCAACCTGATTACTTTGACGGAGTCTATAAAGGACTCTTCAAAGAAGTCACTAAATTTGTAGCAAAATATAATAAACTACCTAGTCTTGAATCATTCAAGATTGAAATAGATGAAGCGAACAGTCTACCAGATGAACAATATCGTTCTGCGTTAGACCTTCTTCCCAATATCTTTACTGCGGAATCAGAGAACCTTGAGTGGTTAGTTGAACGCACTGAGAAGTGGTGTCAAGACCGTGCAGTCTATAATGCGGTAATGGAATCTATTGAAATTCTAGATGGTAAACACGCTACGATGCAAAAGAATGCAATCCCTGATGTCTTATCTAAGGCACTAGGGGTTACATTTGATACTAATATCGGTCACGATTATCTACACGATGTCGAACAACGATATGATTTCTATCACGAACAAGAAGAGAGAATACCCTTTGATTTGGATTACTTTAATCAGATTACTAAAGGGGGACTTCCAAACAAAACACTCAACATTGCACTTGCTGGCACTGGTGTTGGTAAGTCTTTATTTATGTGTCACGTTGCTGCAAGTGCTTTAGCACAGGGTAGGAATGCACTTTACATTACTATGGAAATGGCAGAAGAACGTATCGCAGAACGTATCGATGCGAATCTACTGAACGTACCTATTGACCAATTAGAGAATCTATCCAAGACTATGTTTACCGATAAGGTACAACAGATTCAAGCGAAGACTCAAGGTAAACTTATCATTAAAGAATACCCAACTGGTCAAGCGAATACGTCACACTTCCGTGCGTTGTTGAATGAGATGAAGTTGAAGAAGAACTTTGTCCCTGAGATTATCTTTATTGATTACCTGAACATATGTGCATCATCTCGTATGAAAGGTATGGGTGGTGCAATCAACTCTTATTCTTATATCAAGTCTATTGCAGAAGAGTTACGTGGACTCGCAGTTGAGTTCAATGTACCCATCATGTCTGCAACCCAGACTACACGTTCGGGTTATGGTAATGATGATGTTGGTCTAGAGGATACGGCTGAGTCGTTCGGTCTACCCGCAACTGCTGATTTAATGTTTGCATTGATATCTACTGAAGAACTAAATAACCTTGGTAAGATAATGGTTAAACAGTTGAAGAATCGTTACAATGACCCGACACGTCACAATCGATTTACCGTAAAGGTTGACCGTAGTAAGATGCGTCTGGAAGATGATACCGATGAAGAGATGATTCCTAATGACCCTGATAAGGGTTGGGATGATAAACCTGTCTTTGATAATTCGTCTTCTGGAAAGAGAATCAATCAAGAACAGTTCAAAAACTTTAAATTGGAGTAAGTTGTGGATTTAATATGGCCGATTGGGACAGTGGTACTCATGTTTATATCATATTGGGTCGGTAAGATTCATGGATTTGTAGACGGAGAAGAAGAAGGATTTGCAATGGGTGTGGACGCAACCACCCCAGTGATTACTAGAGCAATTCTTAAATGGGTACGTCAATCAAAAGACGTACAAATAAGTGACCCTGAAATACAGGACGTAATTGATAACGTAGAAGTGGAGTGGACAGATGAAGAACCAAGTAAACCTAATAGCAGTAAGTAAACCTTCTGCGATTACTGATTGTAGTACTGCAAGTGAGTTAGTTGCATATACAGCTAGGGTGAGTAATCCTGCTAATCAGAATAATAAGAAGACCGCAAAGAAGTTGGTACAGTATCTCATTAAAGAGCACCACTGGTCACCATTTGAGATGGTGCATATGACTATGGAGATTAAGACTACTCGTGACATTGCACGACAGATTCTACGTCACCGTTCGTTTGCATTCCAAGAGTTTTCTCAACGTTATGCAGAAGCAACTGAGTTTTATCCACGTGAGGCACGTTTGCAGGATACTAACAATAGACAGAACTCAATCGAAACCAATGACAGTGGACTGAAAGAATGGTGGTCAATGGAACAATCCAAAGTACGTAGACAATCAGAGAAATCATATAAAGAGGCACTAGAAAAAGGTATCGCAAAGGAACAGGCACGTGCATTGTTACCTGAAGGTCTGACCGAATCTACAATCTATATGGCGGGTAGTCTTCGTAGTTGGATTCACTACTGTGACCTTAGACGTGCGAATGGTACACAAAAAGAACACATGGAAATAGCACAATTGTGTTGGGACATTCTTTTGGTTCACTTCCCTGAAGTAGGATTAAAGGATGAACCCAAATATCGCATAGTAGATGATGCGGGTGTTGATATTGAAACAGGTAAATTTACAGGATGAGTGAAATAACAATCCGTAACAAGGGTCTACTCAAGACCCTTAACGAAACGTTGGATATGTTCTTAGAACACAAAGACCTTTGTACGGAATTGTCGGATAATTTACAGAGAGATGTACCCGTTGAAGAATGGGAGAAATTCTGTAAAGAAGAATACATGCATGAAATGATTGCGAAGGGTGATGAACACCACGGATTCCCCGAAACAGGATTTGGTTTCCAAGTAGCACAAGGTGCTAAACAAAGACCCGATGTATTTGAACCATTGAAGAAATGGACTAAGACTGAACTCCCTATGAGATTTGGTGCAAGGTCAAACTCCCTGACATCCTACTACCCACCTAATGGGTTTGTGGGATGGCATACTAACTGGAATGCATCTGCATATCAACTTATTCTTACATGGAGTGAGAGTGGTGACGGATACTTCTCTTATTATGATAGAAAGTCTGATACGATTATCACTGAACAAGACGTTGCAGGATGGCAAGGTAGATGGTACAGATTTGGTCGTAAGGACGAACCCCAACATCATTGTTGGCACACTGCGTGGACTAACTGTCCCCGTTTCACACTCGCATTCAAATTCCCTTATGTAGTTCTGGGGACAACCAATGAAGAAGGTGCTTTTGATGCACTAACTGATTTCGTGGAAGATTTAGAAACACCTTGACATTTCTATAAACTTCCTGTATAATAGTATTATTTACGAGGCACTTATGGACACTATAGATTATAAATATAACGAAGACGAAGCAATACAGGAACTAGCAACCTATATTGAATCAACTTACAATCAACACTATTCCAAAAACAAATTCCAAGCAACCGAGTTCATCATTGATGGTGGACATGGTGATGGTTTCTGTATCGGTAACATAATGAAATATGCACAACGATATGGTAACAAAGATGGTTACAATCGCAAAGACATTCTGAAAGTGTTGCACTATGCAATCATTCAATTACACGTACACGACCATGAAGGCAGATAGTCATGAAGAAAGAACGTATTCCTTTAAAGGGTGGTGCAGAGTATGATGCACTCACCAAGGCACGTAAGTATTACGTGTACCTAACAAACAGTGGTGTTGTTAAGTCAATCAAACGTGGATATAACAAACGATTTCGTAAGGAAGGTAAACGTGAGGTCTTTGATAAGTCCAAGATAGGATACCGTGACGGTGATAATACCTAAAATAATTTCAGAAAAAGCTTGACAAACCGTGCTATTGTTGTTATAATAAGTATATAATCAAGAAAGGAGAGATTATGAAAACATTGAGAAAACACGGGTTATTGGATTGGGACTTTGTCCAACCACTAACATTGTTAACTGTTTTAATTATTATAGGAGAATTGGTATGAGTAATGTGATTGAATATGATGTCTATGAGTCATTTAATAAGAGTGGGTCATGTAGACAAGGTGAGATAACTACCACCTACGATACACTAAACAACCTTTTCGGTACACCGTCTTACACAGACGCAGACCCATATGAGAAGGTATCTTGTGAGTGGGTTCTGAATGTCAAAGTCGAAGACGAAGATGACTACACCTATGAACAGGTTTCCATCTATGCGTGGAAGTATGGTAGAATCCCTACCGAAGAATGCCAATGGAACATTGGTGGTTTTAACTACGAAGCAGTTGAGATTGTAGAGTCAATAATTGAATCGGGTGTTGAACCCGCATATAGTGAGGTTGCATAATGTCTAAAATGGGAACATTTATTTACCAAGTACAAGAGGTCGTTGAGAACAACGCCTTAGAAAGTTTCGAAGTCGTAACAGATGCACTGAAGGTGGAGTTCTCTCCAACCCCAGAACTGTTTGACTTCGCAAAAGAAGTTGCCTACGAGCAATACCAAGAAATTCAATCAGATTTACAAACGTATCTCTGATTGGTAATATTAACCTTAACTAAGGAACTATGAGAAAAACATTTCATGATAGGAGACCACAACGTCCTAAACCAAAAGTGTGGCCAAAAGATGGTGCAAGAGAAGTAACCGTAAGAAACGATGATGTCGAAACTGCACTAAAGATTTTTAAGAGAAAAGTCAAGAAGTCTAACATTCTCTTTGATATTAAGAAGAAGGAATTCTTCGAGACTAGAAGAGAAACTAGACGTGCATCCAAACTCCAAGCGATTCGAAGAGTCAAGAAGGTGAGGATGAAAGAACGTGAGTTAGAAGAAAGGATGAAGTTCCGTTACAGATAAGTCACATAATTGTCACACAACTGTAACAACTCTTATAAATATAAATATAGGAGGTAACTTGATGATTGAGTTATGGAAAACATTTAATAAGACTATGAAGTCTGGAAGACTGAATAAGGTAATCAAACTGGTGATTTATGAAAAAACAAAAAAGATTAAAGACCCGATATGCGAAAGTATTGTTTGACAACAATAGTCCTTTTAAACACAAGGTTGTCCCCGATAAAACGAAGTACAACCGCAAAAAGAGTCCCCGCAAAGTCGGGGATTTTTCTTATTGGTCTTTATTTAATTCTCTAAAAGGTCTAACCTTCCCATCATAGAATAACATCTTGTACCATGGAGTATCCCTCTTCATACGTGGAATAGTGTACTCAAACTTCTGACCGTCCTTGTCAATCCAAACAACATGATATCCAATCCATCGTTTTGATGGATACCATTCTGCCTTACCACCATTCACGATAAGATTCTCTAACGTCCAGAAATAACAGTTGTTCTTTTTAGTGAACAGTCGTACTGGCCATGACCAAAAAAACACAATCATTATCGCAAACGTAATCCATTTTCTATATAAATTATCCATATAATTATATATACAGACCGTTATTTGTATAAATAAAGGCATGGATGAGATAGTAATACTAGTCTCCGAATTAGGTTTTCCAATCGCAGCAGCGTGTTTGGGTGGGTTCTTCATGTTCCTTACGTTGAAATATATAATGAACGGTGTTATTGATAAAGTAAATTTTATCAGTAATATGGTTGGAGGGCTTGACAATCGGGTCAAGAATATGAACCATGATATGGTTCGTATGGATACAACTATGTGTGTTGTATTGGGTATCAAACCAGACTTGAATAGGATTAGTAGAGCAGATGGAAAGAATGATGCACGGAGGGACTAACTCGTTGACATTATGGATGTAGTTACAGCCATAAAGGATTTCGGCTTTCCGATAGTTGCCGCATTGGGGATGCTTTACGTCATCTATTTTGTGTGGAAAACAATCACACAACAGGTAGAAGTAAAGTTAGATGATGCACACGTGGTAATAATCGGTCTTATAGACCGTGTAAGAATGTTAGATAATGACATAATTCGATTGCAACAGAAGTTAGACACTGCAATAGAAATGGGGAGAAAACAAAGAGAAGATGAAAAACAAGATTAAAAATTGGAGTATGATGGAGAAGTTTGATGGTGCAGTATTGACCATTGCAATGCTTCTCATGTTGTGTGTGGTGGTTGAAGTCAGTGCCGCACCAAAAGAGCATAAGTTTAAATCGCCTTCGTTTAGTGGTATCAATCAGAGTTCACATTACCTCACGATTGAGAACCAAGAGACATCCAGAAAAGATGCGATTAAACAAGAAATAAAAGACTTAAAAGAACAGTTGGAGAGAGATGCAGAAAATACAACTCTCGCAAAATTTATCAGGAATGTGGAGAGTAGAATTTACTCCACCCTATCTAGACAGATAGTGGACGGTATGTTCGGAGAGAACCCTAGTCCTACTGGTGAATTCAATATCGAGGGTACTGGGATATCATACGTTACAGACGGTGATACAGTAATATTAACAATAACAGATGAGAATGGCAATGTCACGACTATTACTATTCCCCTTGGTGATTTTGGTATCTAGTTGTTCGACTTTAGGTGGTAAGAATTTTGAGATGCCAACACAAGAAGAACCACAGGTTCAGTTCACATTATTGCAACAAGGGTTGATTGATGTATCTAAACCAGTAAGGAAACCGACTGTAGCTGTGTATCAGTTTACAGACCAAACGGGACAAAAAAGACAGAACAGTAGCGGTGGAACATCGTTCAGTTCAGCGGTCACACAAGCACCTTCAGTGTATCTTATTAGAGCATTGAAACGTGCAAGTAACGGAGAATTTTTCCGTGTTGTTGACCGTCAAATTCTCGACCATGTGACGAGGGAACGACAGTTAATACGTCAAACCCGAACCACATATGAGGGTGCAGACTCCCAAAAACTGCCAGCGCTTACTTTTGCTGGCATGATAATTGCAGGGGGTATAGTAGGGTATGATTCTTCTATAGACACGGGAGGTCAAGGTGCTAGAACATTAGGCATTGGTGGTTCTCGTGAATTTAGTGTAGACACCGTTACGGTGAATATACGATTAGTTTCTGTCGCTACGGGTGAGGTGATACTTGATGTTATAACAAGTAAAACCATACTATCTACTGGTTACAGTGGAGACGTGTTTAAATTTATAGAACAGGGTACTCAACTTGTAGAAATAGAAAGTGGAGTTACTTCAAACGAAAGTGTGTCAATTGCTACTCAACGGGCGATTGAACAAGGAGTCCTAGAACTAATTTTGAGGGGAGCTCAAAGTGGTTTTTGGACATTAACTGGAGAAAAGAATGAACGTTAAGACAAAAATTATTGGGTCTATGATGTTCGTAATTAGTACTGTGTACGTGTATGCAGACAATGAAATTTACATTGACCAAGTAGGAAATGGTGCGACTGTAGAAATTATACAAGATGGAAGTGGTAACAAACTTGCTGGTGCAACAACTGGCACAACTAAGTTCCTCATCGATGGTGCGGACATGGATTTCAACGTCAACTTATCTGGTGGCAGTAATAACCTTATCGGGTCTATTATTGGTACTTCGACAGTAGACATCGATATCAATGGTTCTTCGAACGACTTATTGTTTGATGTGGATAAGGATAACTCCTTTGGTGCAACAAATGGTAATTACTTAGTTGATATAACTGGTGGTAATAATGACTTAGACTTTGATTTTGGTTCATTGGATACTGCTAACGATGTTGATTTTGACTTCGTATTAGACGGTGATTTCAATACTGGAGATATCAATATTGATGCTTCAAGCTTGACTTTTAACATGGATGTTGTTTCCGATAACTCTAGCTTGTTATATAATGCAAGTGGATATGACGGACACAATTTTGTTCTGACGGGTACTGGTAATTATTGGGACATCAAAGTGAACCAAGAATCTACTTTACAGTCAGATTCATTGGAGATAGACTATGATGGTTCAGGAACAAGCACGACTGATGCTACTATATGTATTACTCAGTCTGACGGTGGTCTCACAACTACATGCGGAAACTAATTCCGAAGATGTAGGTGCTGTCGATAAGGCAGTTGGTTGGAGACAGATTATCCGTGATTTGGATAAGATTGAACCAAACCAAGGACAAGATGTAATCTCGAAGGATGACCTCCGCACTGGCGAAGGTCGCCTTCAGGTTCGTTTTCAAGATGATTCAAAATTAAGGATGACCGAACACACACGGATTGTGATTGACAATGTAGTGTTTGATGATGACCCAAGCAAATCTGACTTGGCGATGACGTTCGCCCAAGGAACTGCTAGATTCATATCTGGTGGTTTGGGTAAAGTTGATAAAGAAAACATCCGACTCAAAACCCCTACCGCATCTATTGGTATCAGGGGTACAGATTTCACAGTAACCGTTGATGAATTCGGGAAAACTCTTGTGGTACTTTTACCAGACGTGAACGGTATTTCTTCGGGTGAGATTATTGTTTCAACAATGACAGGTGAAGTGGTACTCAATAAACCATTCGAATCCACCACCACAACAGTTGCAGAAACCGCCCCATCCGCACCCGCAATATTAGATTTGACCTTGGATATGTTGAATAACATTATGATTATCAACCCACCCAAGACAATACAGACACAAGAAGAGTTCATGGCAAATGTAAATGCGGTCAAGAACCTCAATCCTTTAGACATAGACTTTCTTGACGAAGACATGTTAGAATCTGCCGAGTTAGAAGAAGACCTCTTAGAGTTTACAGAATTGGATATTAATTATCTGGACGTTGACCTACTCGAAGACATGTTAGACAACTTTGATAGTCTGGGAGAAGAAGTTCTTGAAGAGAGACAGAGTTCAGGTGAGATAAATCTACAGGGTACTGAAGAAGGATTTGATACAGTCACACAGGTTGCGACAGTTATAGAAGGAGACAAGGTAACCTTCAATAGAACAGTAAATGATATTGCAGTAATAACCGTAGATAAGAATGCATTAACCAATATATCAATCGAACAAGACGGTAAAGAACTTGACCCCATACGTGTTAATGGTGTAGAGTCAGAAATCATAATTAAACAATGATATAAATAATACCATGAAAACATGGCACGTACTAGTCACCCTTATTGTCATGGTGACATTAAGATTATTAGACCCCTTCTTATTAGAGAGTGCAAGACTCTCTTTTTTTGATTCTATGCAGAGGACACAACCCGTGTCCGTATCAGAACAAATTGTACTGGTAGATATAGATGAGAAGACCCTAGACAAATTCGGACAGTACCCAATCCCCCGTAAAGTAATGGGGAATGAGGTTGACAAGGTTGAGGGTAGTATCATTGCATTTAATATCTTGTTTTCCGAAGAAGATAGAATGGGTGGAGATGAATACTTTGCAGACATCTTATCATGGAAACAAGCACTTGTTGCAATCACACCATCCAACAGAACCAACACAGACTATCGTCCACCCCGTATCGGTACTGCAACATTTGGTGATAAGGACGCAGAAGACTTCCGACCAGAATTGCCAGGCATGTTGTTTGCACAACCAGTCATCCATGACAATGCATTTGGTTATGGTACGATATCATCTGCACAGGATATTGATGGTATTGTCAGAAGACAACCACTACTAGAGAATTTTGATGGTAGACTATATCCCGCACTTGCATTAGATGTACTCAGAGTTGCCGCAGGGGATTCATCTTATCAGATATCCACGGATGACTATGGTATTCAGTTTGTTCGTATACCACAGTTCAAACCAATTACTACAGATGTAGAGGGTAACGTTACAATCGCATACTGGAATGAGTTCAAGAGATACTCGTTTACAGACCTTGCAAGTATACCAGAAGGTTCAATAATCATCGTAGGTGCGACTTTCGAAGGTTCGAATGTAGTATCCACTCCAATGGGTTCTATGTATCCCCATGACATTCAAGCAAACTTAGTCAAGACAATGATTGATGGTGTAGTTTTAAAACGACAGTCCGAGTATATGGTCTACGAGATTCTTGGAACTGTCATACTTTCTGTCATACTTCTTGCATTCTTAACCATGTCCCCGATTACTGTATCTGGTATGACGTTTGGTGTCATACTCATGGGAACATATTACTTTGCGGTAGATACATTCAGAACACACTTCTTATTGTTTGACCCAGTATTTCCTATAGTGACCATTGTGGTAGTATTTGCACACGGTTCGTTCGTCCAGTTCTACACTCAGTTCAAACAGAAACAGATGATTAAGGGACAGTTCGGTACATACCTTTCACCCGACATGGTGGACATGTTGGCAAAAGACCCTAGTCTCATGAAGTTGGGTGGTGAGAGAAAAGAGATGACGTTCCTATTCATGGACATATGTGGATTCACCCCCATAAGCGAGCATTATAAAAACAAGGACGATGCAGAAGGATTGGTCGCACTTATTAACAATTATTTGAATGAGATGACTAATATTATACTAAATAACGGTGGTACTATCGACAAATATATGGGCGATTGTATTATGGCATTCTGGAACGCACCCTTACCGTGCGACAATCATGCAGAGATGGCAGTTAAATCTGCAATAGAAATAGAAGATAAAACAAATGAACTTCGAAGAAAATATCAAGAGCAGGGCTTACCCCCCATCAACGTTGGAACTGGTATCAATACTGGGACTTGCATTGTTGGTAATATGGGCAGTGAGTCTAGGTTTGACTATTCAGTCATTGGAGACTCCGTCAACCTTGCCGCAAGACTTGAATCAACTGCCGCAAGAGGAGACTACCTTGAATACAAGACCATCTACTCTCGTTTCACAATGGAAAAACTCACCACTATTAATTCGAGACCAATAGGTCAGATTAAAGTGAAGGGTAAGGAGGAGATGATTGATATCTTTACAATGGATAGATAACTTCCTGTCCCCCGAAGAATACTCAGAAGTCCAAGAACTCTCAGACTCTATTCACTTTCATAGTGCAGAAGAGTATGCAGACAAATACGGTGATAGTAAAGACCCAAACCCCAAGATTAACTTTAATTGGAGGGGATGGCAAAACTGTAAACGTAGTGACAATCTGGTAGAGTATCTGGACAATGTTACTGAGAAGATAAACGATGCATTTGATTGCAAGGTCAGTAGACTTGAATTCTTCAATCACCCCCTAGAAAACTTCCCAGAATACGAACCATCTCCCCCACAACATATCGATGCACGATTCGATTTTTCTGGTGTCTTATACCTAGACCACGGTGATATAGGACTAGGTACTACAGTAGGTGACCAGTATGTTGACTGGAAACCCAATCGTCTGATAACCTTTGATGCATACACTCCCCACAATCCCCACTTCGGTGGTATAGACCGTAAGGTTCTCACTTTCTTCTCTTATAAGAAAAAGTTCTAAAAACTCCCCCTCTTATTCCATATTAATCTACTTATTATCAAAATAAGTGTTGACGAAACCTGTCCAATAGACTATAATGTATATGTAAAGTCGAGTTGAGAGAGAGAAAGTTATGAAGAAAGTTATCAAATATGTACTGCGAGACGTTGTCAATGATGGTCTAATTAACTGTAAGATGTTCGACACTATGGTTGATGCGTTTAAATACCGTGCGACCTATCTTGAAGATGGTACTGCTTGGGTTGACCAAGTGGAGGTGAAGTAATGAATAACGAAACGTTTGCAGGATGGATTGCTTTCTATAACAATAAGAGAGTTGAAATAAAGAAGACTGAAGCTTGTGACCTTTATGGTGCAAAACAGTTAGCGATTCAACTTATGAAAGTTCCTAAGAGCAAGACAGGTCTTCTTGCTATTGCTCCCGCTTATAACGATTAAAAGAGAGAAGAGATATGGCACTTGCCCCGATGAATGTTGAAAACGTATTAGGTGAGTTCACTGAGAAAGAGTTTGGTAACTACTTCCACTACTCAGAGAACCCCGATAGAAAAGAAGGGTGTAAGGATTGGTGTTGTTTTCCCCACCTCGTATGGGTTGGCGGTCTAGACTTTCAGTATCGTTATGCCAAAGTCAAAAAGACTGTTGCTTACGTTGTGACTGGCGAAGATGGATACGGTAACCCCGTCATCGAAAAATGGTTTCTTAAAAAGAAAGTGGAGTATGTTGTATGATTAATGAAAATGGTATTGAAGTAATCCCTACCCATATAGGTGGACTGTGGAATATAACTCATGACATGGCGGTAATGGAAACCGATGTCAATGAATACTTCTACAATCCTGAGTTGGACAAGTTTGGTAACAAGGATGACTGGGTCTGCAAAGACGGTTGGGAACGTATCATCGTATCCAATTATCTGACTGCACAAGAAGTTGACAAAATCTTTTTCAAATTATTTCCAAAAAAGGCTTGACAAACCCTGCTATTGTTGTTATAATAAGTGTATGTTAAATAAGAAAGGAAAAGAAATGATTGAAGAAAAAATGATAAACGGAATAATCGGGACGCACCTTGCGACTGATACCCCTGTTATACTCCCTTTGAACTACAAAGAGATGCAACTTGCATTGGGTTCAAGTGGAACTGAAGAAGTCCAAGGGAATGTCAATGAATTATGGGACTTAATGTGCAATGCAGTTCTTGAGAGAACTGGTACTGAAATTATTGGTCAAATTGAAATTGATTACATCGTTGTTGACGGTGTAAAGAAGACTTTCCACTAGGAGGATTATTATGGGAATTCACGTAAGTATTTACAAACAATCAAGGGACGATGATTTCTTCCTTGGAGATAACGACTGCACCAACGGTGGTGAGTCTAGTTATGCAAAAGGTTTTTGTGTGGTAAACGCAGAAGGGCCATTTGAACCGTGTGAGGACTATCCTGCCGCAGAACTCGTGGTTGCAGAACCAATCGGTGGTAGAAAAATTCTAAGATTGATTCCAGTTTCCAAGAAAGGAAAGTGGACTATGTTCGGTGGGAACTATGCGGGTTGTTCAGACTCAAGGTTCTCAAGACTTTGTGACCAACTACTCGGTGGTACGTTCTACGGTGCGGTTGCAGTTCACGATAGGGTGGAAGGATGAAGGGTTATAAAAAAGGTACTCTGTTACAGGAGTACTTCTTGAACCCGCACTTCAAACCTACGAAGAAAGAAAAGAAGGAATTAGAAACTTTTTTTCAAAATAAGCAAAATAAAGCTTGACAATTCATGTACTTGTTGTTATAATAAGTACTTAATAAACAAAATATTGAAAGGAAATATATTATGATTAGTATGACACTAAAACAGGAACTCCTCAACCTAGATTCCACAACGGAATTGAATGAGGTAATTGCATTCGCAAAGGATGTAATCGCAACAAAGGCAAAATCATCGATTACAGTCGGTAGTAAAGTCTACGTTGTTCAGAAGACCAAGAAGACTCTTGGTGAAGTAATCAAAGTAAATATCAAGAAGGCGATTGTTATGTTGCCTGAAGGTAGATACTCTGTTCCATTAACTATGTTGGAGGTGGCGTAATGAGTCATGAAGTAGAAATAATAGATGGTCAAGCACAGATGGCATATGCGGGTGAACTCCCGTGGCACGGTCTGGGTACTAAAGTTGCGAGTGACCTTGCACCGTCTCAAATAATGCAACAGGCAGGACTTGATTGGTCTGTCGAAAAAGAGACTATGACCACTGCAAGTGGTGTAGAAATTGAAGGTAAAAAAGCACTGGTAAGGTCTTCGGACAATAAGGTGTTGGATGTAGTTGGTGACAACTGGAATCCAGTCCAAAACAGTGAGGCATTTGAGTTCTTCTCAGAGTATTGTCTTGCGGGTGATATGGAAATGCATACTGCGGGTTCACTGAAAGGTGGTCAAATGGTATGGGCACTTGCGAAAGTCAAGGAATCATTCGATATCCTTGGTGGTGACCAAGTCGATTCATATCTCTTGTTCTCAAACCCACACAAGTATGGTAAAGCAATTGATGTTAGATTCACTCCAATCAGAGTAGTATGTAACAACACATTGTCCATGTCTTTGGGTCAGAATGTTGCAAACTCTGTATCACTTAACCACAGAACTGCGTTTAATCCTGAGTCAGTAAAACAGACAATGGGTATTGCACACGAGAAATTCGCACAGTACAAAGAGACTTGTGAGTTCCTTGCGTCCAAGAAGTTCAACATGAACTCATTGATTCAGTACTACAACGAAATCTTCCCAAGAACCTATCAAGGTAAACAGGAAGTGAACGTTAAGGACTACAATGACTTGACTAACAATGCACAGAAAGCGTTTTCATTCTTGGAGACACAACCTGGCGCTAAGTTTGGTGAAGGTTCATGGTGGTCTGCACTTAATAGTGTGACCTACCTAACTGACCACAAGATGGGAAGGGAAGCAGATTCAAGATTGACTTCTGCATGGTTTGGTGCGAATCAAACTAGGAAGGTGAAAGCAGTTGAGAAAGCAGTAGAGTTCGCACTCGCATCTTAATTAACTGATATATAATCGGGTAGGGGAGAAATCCCCTACCTATTTTTCATAGGAGAAAAAAATGGTAGAAGGTTTTGATACAAATGATGTTGTTGCAGTAATGTGTAACAGTGGAGAATATGTTGGTAAGTATGCCGCAATTCAAAAGACTGCACAAACAGTTACAATTGAAGACCCACGAATGGTCGTAAGTAACGAACAAGGTTTAGGATTTGCACATGGTATTTGTGTAACTGGTGAGGCAGATGTTAAGTCTGTTGATATATTCCATTCAAGTATTTGTTTTGTCACTAAAGTTAACGATGACTTGCGTAAAGCATATATTAAAAACACGAGTGGACTTATCGTCTAATGAAACGTAGGATTCTATGCATAGATTACGGTCTATGCAATTTCCACAATCTTAGAATACTAGCTGAGTCTGGACACAAAGTCTTTGTGACCAACGGTATGCCTAAGCACCCCCATAGAGTCCCAAAAGAATATTACAAATCACTGGGTATCACTTTACTAGATAACCCCGATGTTACCGAACGTGAAAGTGTTGCACGTAAATTTGTAGAAGATAATGGTATCGATACTATTATCAATTCTTGGCCTATGTACCCTGTCCCACCAAAATGGAGACGGGAACTAGACTATATTGGACTCAGTGAAGAGTCTGCATGGTTAGAATGTCGCAAACACTGGACTAGAGGACACATCGAAAAACTCGGAGTTAAACTTCCAAAGTTACTATCCGAACTTCAAATACCTTGTGTTGTTAAACCAATAGAGACAAGTGGTGTAGCTGGCGACAGTGCATCAATTGTTCTTACCGAAAAGCATCGTCAGTGGGTTATCAACAATCAACCAGATTACTATATTGAGGAATACATCTCGGATAACATTGAGACTAATGTCGAGTTTGTAGTCTCTGGTGGTAAGTGGTCTATCTACCATCATCAACAAGTGATGGGTGAAGACACTGCAAAGATGGCGGGTGGGTTTACTCACTGGACTCGTTTTGCGGGATACGACAAACTGTCTGACAAACATCGTGACATGACACTAGAGAATGCGAAGACTATTCTGGACTGGGTGGTGACACTGGGTGGTGACTATATTGGTCAGATTACTGGTCTTATCAAGGATGACGAGTGGTACTTCTGTGAGATAAACGTCAGACCAGAACAGTCAAACAGTATGCCCTACTTCATTACTGGGGACGAATGGTTGGAATCAATGCATGGGAAACCTGAGATAATCGGGGACTCATATGGTGAAGTTCAGAAAGTGATTGTACAACCAGAATCTCAAGATGTCCCATATCCCTTTCATTTACATGAGAAGTATGGGGTCAATATCCCCTGTGGATTAGACATCATTGCAGGGAAACATAGACTATCCCGTCAGTTTAGAGACAGGTCACCTACAGGATGTATCGGAATTATCATCATTGACCGTGAAATACCCCAAGATTTCATCGATGAAATTGAAAATAATTCCAAATATTCTGTAAGTCATTGTTTTCTATAGGAATCTTATTTTCAAAATAAGTTGACAAACCCTGTTCAGTTTGGTATAATGTACATGTAAACTGAGAAAAGGAAATGATTATGGCGATGGGAAACTATGTTCAACCAGAAGAAGTCTTCGTTGGAATCGTTGGTGGTAACAAATACCAACGTGAAATAGTTCAAAAGGTTGCAGATTACTGTGTTGCTAAAATGATGCCAAGGATGCGTAAACTCGAAGTCCTGATTACTCTGAAGAGTCTGAAGTCTGAGGGTGTTGAAGGTTGGTGTATGCAACAAGATGACCGATTGTTTGACCTTGAGGTTGAAAAGAATCTGAGTCTCAAAAACTTAATCACTTGTGTTTGTCACGAGATGGTTCACGTCAAACAGTATGCACGTAAAGAGATGGTTGACTACTACGACAAGAAAGCACAGAGTCGTAAGATTCGTTGGAAAAGAACTGTGTATGGTTACGGTACTGCATATGCCCGTCAACCTTGGGAGAAGGAAGCATTCAAGATGCAAGAAACTCTCTGTGAAGAAATTTGGGAAAAGGGAGTTATATAATGGAACAATTGAAAATGCGTTACGAAACCTACTTGTTGAAACACAAGGCAAAACAGAATCGTGGTGCGAAGTATTCTCGTGATACTGAGAGACTAAAGACCTACAAATCAGAGTGGGCATTCCAATCTCGTGCAGAGATTCCTGATTTCAAAAACCTCACAGATGCACAGAATTTCGCAAATAAACTCTACAAGAGTAAGACGTGGATTAAATTGTGGAAGAAATCTGTCGAAGAAGATGTTGGTAAAATCTTTAGTGGTCAACCCCAAGTAGTTGGTATGTCACGTAGAAGTAAGACAATGTCTGGATACACTAACGGTACTACCGTTACACTTTGTCCTACTACTGGGATGAACAAGTATGTACTGTTACATGAACTTGCACACTGTCTCGGACATATGCACCACGGACGTTCGTTCCGTCAATGCGTCCTGAGTCTGGTTGGTGCATTTATGGGTGCAAAAGAGAAGAAGATTCTCAAGGAAGAATTTAAGAAAAAGAAACTGGCCTGCGGTGAACCTCGTAAACCAATGAGTTACGAGAACTGGGTTGCGTCAGTAAGACGAATGGAGAAAGTACGTGGCGAATAAATCAAAAGACCAAGCTGACAAAATCGAAGCAATGATGAAGGAAGCACATAAGACCTACAAATCAGAGTTTGTGAATGCAAGTATTGATGAGTCAAATATAAAAATAACAGAAAAGATTGAATCAGTACCGACTGTAGAGGAATTGACTTATAGTAATCGATGGTTCAAATCTGCAACACCAAAACAAACACTAGACTGGTATGTCAAATGGGTTGCATCTTCAATGTTACTCATGGGTATGTCAATGCGTGGTATCGAAGGATTGCAGTTATATGACTTGACAATTAGTATCGGAGGTGTTATACTCTGGTTATGGGTTTCGATATTGTGGAAAGACCGTGCATTGATTGTTGTTAATAGTGTTGGTCTACTACTACTGGTAAGAAACTTAATAAACTTAATAATACAAATTGGATAATAATATGAATTTTATACACGAACAAATTGAACTGACTGAAATGGATACGGTCACAAGTGAATCGGGGAGACAATACAAAACACCCGAAGGAATCAACCTACCATCTATTACTACAGTACTGTCAATTCTGTCTCGTGATTCTATTGCGAAGTGGCGTAAACGTGTGGGTGTTGAAGAGGCAAATCGTGTCTCTACTCGTGCGTCTGGTCGTGGTACACGTGTTCACGAAATATGTGAAAAGTATGTAGACAATGACCCTAGTTACAAAGAAGGTTATACTCCTGATATCATTGAATCATTCAATCAGTTGAAACCTATCCTAGATGAACGTCTGACTAAAGTCCATGCACAAGAAGCACCTCTCTACTCCAATCATCTTGGTGTTGCGGGTCGTGTTGACTGTGTGGGTATCTTTGATGGTAAACTATCCATCATCGATTACAAGACATCTATGAAACCCAAGAAACTAGAATGGGTCAAGAACTACTTCATGCAAGAAGCGGGTTATGCCGTCATGTGGGAAGAACGTACAGGTATGCCGATTACTCAATTGGTTACCATCATCTCTGTTGATAACAGTGAACCTCAAGTGTTTATTGAACACCGTGATAACTGGATTAATACATTAAAAAATACTATAAAACAGTACAATGAGGAAAATTCGACTTCAGTTTTGTTATAAATAGTGTTATAAATAACTTTATAACTTATGGGATATCGATGCTACAGTTTAGTCAACTCAACGAAACTTCCTTAACCTTTGGGGAAATAGTACGTCCTGATAGGGCGTATCGTGCTGACCTATTCATTACAAAATACAAAGCGGGTGAACCATTCGAGACCACTAAGGGTGATTCGATTGTTTTACAGTATGACCCCGCAATTGAAAAGGCAGTACGTACAGGTAACAAAAAAGGTTTACCAAAACTCAAGACAATTGATGGTACAGAGATTGCGTTTGGTCTACTCTCAAAGACCGCAGAGTTTGGTGGTGGAAGAGGTTCTGGGGGTGGTTCGGATAACACCCGTGCAACTGAATCTGCACAATGCGTCTATGCACAATTATTATGGTTAGACCCCAAAACAAACTTCTCCCCTGATAACCTTGAATGGGCATATGGAAAGACTCAAGTTGATGCAAAGATGTCTGAGATTCTATTGGGTGATGACCAGTGGATTGCATCGTCTATCAATGGTGCTAGGATTCTCCATAAGGTATTGAAGAAGAAACAGTACACATGGCATCGTGGTTCACAGTGGGTATCTAAACTTGAAGACACATTCAAGAAACTCAATCGTGAAGAAAAACTATTCAGTAATGTAAACAAGTGGACTCCCGCAGATATATGGGCAGTCGCTCGTGGTGCAGAAAACAAATACAACATTCATGATGCAGAAAGTTTCTCAGAACTTAACAATGAACTCTTGAAAGCATATGCTGCTCGTGATATAATGGGTATATCACTCAAGAAGATTGGGAAGAAACCTAAGTTGTCACAAGTAAATTTCCGTAAACCGTTTGTTCCACCTCAGTTCACCAAACAAACCTTTGGTAAGAAGAACTTCTATGGTGCAAAGGACGGATACCTGTTGGGGTCTGGTGGATTCCAGATTCAGTTCAGAACATTCCCAACATTCCAGTGTGAGATTGTTGGTAAGAAAGCAAAACATGGTAAGGTATCCTATGGTGGTATCAGTGATGCAATGAAGAATGCGGTTGGTAGACCACTTACTCAAAAGAAGGTCATTGAACAGATGTTGAAGAACAAACCCGATATGTTCTATGATAACTTCTGGAAGAACTATTCAATGACTAGTGAGAAGGACAGTAAAGAAACTCTCATGGCAAATCTACAGAAGAAAGACTTTGAGTGGCACGTATCTAAGTACATGGTATTGGAACTATTTACTGCAATCAAAGGTCGGGAACAACAAGTACTTGACTATTTGGTTCGTATTGCAAAGTCACAAACAAAGAACTCTGCTGTTCACTTGAAGGTATCCTAATGAAGTTTAAAGACTTTATAGCAGAACGGACAAAAATAGATAATCCTAAGAAGTCGGACTTCAAAGTAGTGTATGGCAAGAAGGAATACTTCGAGAATGTAATAGTGGAACTTTACTATAAAGGAAAAATTGTACAAACCATTGGAGTATCTCTACCAGAGTATAGTAAAATGGATTTAAGATACTTCGAATACTTTCCCAAGGTTCGAACTGGTAGACCATACATCTCAAATTGGAGAAGAAGTTCATTAACGTTAGATAGAGAGATGTGGGAAGAAGACATTAAGAAAATAGGTATGGTGGTAACACGTGGATAATTTTAATAACTACATAACAGAACAGAAGAACACCCACATGACTCATATTGAGGACAAGGTTCTCTATGGTGGTGTGAATGGTACACGACAAGCAATCAATGCATTACGTGAACTGCGTGATATGTTGGCGGGTCAGAATGACGCTAAACTATCAACTAAGTGGGACGGTGCTCCCGCAATTTTCTGTGGTCAAGACCCTAGTGATGGAAACTTCTTTGTTGCGAAGAAAGGTATCTTTGCAAAGAATCCTAAAATCTATAAGTCTGCCCAAGAGATTGATGCAGAAATGTCGGGTGACCTTGCAGACAAGATGAAACTCGCATTGAAACATCTACCAGAACTTGGTATTAAAGGTGTTATTCAAGGTGACTTCTTGTTTTCAAAACCAGACGTTAGTACGGATACTATCGATGGTCAGAAGTATACAACCTTTCACCCGAACACAATCATCTATGCAGTACCTTATGACCAAGCGGATGCAGTCCGTAAGGCACAAATCGGTATTGTATGGCATACTACCTACACAGGTAAAGACTTTGAATCGATGAAAGCATCATATGGTGTTAATGTATCCAAGTTCAAGACCTCTAAGAATGTCTGGTCACAGGACGCAATGTTGCGTGACGTGTCTGGTGCGACTATGAGTAAGAAAGAAACCGCAGAGGTAACCAAACTTTTGTCCAATGCAGGTAAGATATTTAATAAGATATCTGGTTCTACACTACGTGAGTTAGAAAATAATAAAGACCTTGCAACCCTAATTGAACAGTACAATAATACATTTGTGAGAAATCAACAGATAATTGGTAACACTAACAAACATGTAACAGGTTTAATTAAGTGGTTAGGTGAGAAATTTAAAAAAGAAGCAGACAAACGTAGTACCGAAAAGGGTAAGATGGTACAATTTAAGAAGTTAGAAGAGTTTATGAAGTTCTTTTCACCGAAGAATAAGAGTAATCTGGTTGCAATGTTCGATTTACAAAAAAGTATTGTGCTTGCAAAACTGAAACTTATAAATAAACTAAATAGCATAAGTTCATATGACACCTTTGTTCAGACAAAGACTGGTTATAAGGTCAAGACTGGTGCAGAGGGATTTGTTGCTATTGACAAACTAGGTGGTGATGCGGTCAAGTTGGTTGACCGTTTAGAATTTTCATATAATAACTTCAGTCCAGATATACTGAAGGGATGGGATAAACCAAAGAGGTAAACTATGTCCAAACCAATAGGACTAAAAGAATTCTTAAAAATTCTAGAGCAACCAGACGAAGCGTTGAACATGCAACAACGTATGAAACTGGCACGTTCGCTCAAGAAAAATAAAGCAAAAATTGCTATGGGTCGCAAACGTGCTGCCCGTAAAGTTGCGTCTATGGACACAATAAAGAAACGTGCAATGAAACAAGCACGTAATACCTTCCTCAAGAAAATCACTAAGGGTGCCGACAAGGGCGACTTATCTATGGGTCGTAGAGCGTCAATTGAGAAACGCCTAGATAAGATGAAACCTAAGATACAAAAACTCGCAAAGAAATTACTTCCTGCCGTTCGTAAAGGTGAATTGGAAAGGAAGAGAGGAACTAAAAAAAGTGATTAAAGATTTTAAATCATACCTAGTCGAAGAGGCAAAGGAAGTTTATTTTACATTTGGTAGAATGAATCCACCTACTATCGGTCACGGTAAAGTATTAGATACTATTGCAAAAAAAGCAAAGGGTGCGGACTATAAAGTCTATGTGTCCCAATCAACTGGCCCAAAAGACCCACTATCATATTCTGACAAGGTAAAACACCTACGTAAGATGTTACCAAAACATGGTCGTAACATTATGGTTGACAAGGGTGTGAAGAATGTATTCGACATCTCTACTAAATTGTACGATGCAGGATACAAGAAAATAACCATGGTGGTCGGTGAAGACCGTCTCCGTGAGTTTGACGTATTATTGAACAAATACAACGGTAAGAAAGCACGTCATGGGTTCTATAACTTTGAATCAATCAATGTTGTATCTGCGGGAAGGAGAGACCCAGACGCAGAAGGTGTGGAAGGAATGTCCGCATCTAAACAACGTGCGAACGCAAAGGACAATGATTATCAAGCGTTTACTCAAGGTGTTCCATCTGGAATGTCTGACCGTGATACACGTAAGTTGTTCAATGATGTAAGGAAAGGGTTAGGTCTCAAGGAAGAGACATCTTTCAAACGTCATATTGAAATGGGTCATCTTTCAGAAACAAGAGAAAAGTTCGTTAAGGGTATGTTATTTGAACTTGGTGATACTGTTGTTGTTAAAGAAAGCGAAGAGGTCGGTATCATTACAGTCCTTGGAGCAAACTATGTCATCGTAGAATGTGGTGACAGAAAGATGCGTAAGTGGTTGGATGCAGTAGAATTAATAGAAAAGAAATCTGCACAAGACCCTGACATCAAAGACAAAAAGGGTACTCAACCCGCTAAGTATCACAAGGGACTAGAAAAATCTACCAAAGATAAGCGTGATGCACACTTCAAGAAACATGGTAAGAAAGCAGACGATGATGAATCTGCATATAAGCCAGCGCCTGGCGATAAGACCGCAAAGACTAAACCATCCAAGTACACCAAAGCATTCAAAGACATGTATGATGAAGACTGTTGGGATGGGTACAAAGCAGTAGGTGTGAAGAAGAAAGGTGGTAAGGTTGTCCCTGACTGCGTCAAAGAAGATGTTTCCCAGAAAGAACTCCAAGACCTTGAGAAATTTGCTGACCGACTACTGAACAAGTTTGATGTTGACATCGAATTTACACGTCATTTTGCTGACCGTATGAATGACAAACGTAACAAACCCGCAATTACTATTGCAGAGTTACAACGTCTATTCAAGAAAATGGCACAGAACAAAGGTAAAAAGATTAAAAAGATGGGTAACAGAGAAGCAATCCTCAAGGATATGCAGTCTGACCTGAACCTACCTGTAGTTATTAACTGGAAGAACGGTGAGTTCGAAGTTGTTAACAAAACAATAATGCGTAAGAAAGCATTTAAATCCCCTGACCCAGAACTCAAATATGAGGAAACATGTGGTGCAGGAGAAGAGGGTACTGATAAGTTACTGAAGAAGTACAAGAAAGATACTCCGATGGAAGAAGATGCAGTTGCAAATGCAAAAGAAAGAATCAAATCAGAGAAGGAACGAGACAAGAAGAAACATGATGGACTTCTTGACCGTGCAAGACTTGCCAGAGCTAAAGCAAAAAACTTGGAGACTAAATGAATAAATTTTGTCAACATATAGAAGAAGGTGCATTAGCAGATAAGTCCAAAAAGTCTGGTATCTCTGTTGATACATTAAGAAAGGTTTATAATCGTGGAGTTGCCGCATGGAAGACTGGTCATAGGCCAGGCACTACACCACAACAATGGGGATACGCACGAGTTAATGCGTTCATAGTAAAAAAGAAAAAAGGTGGTCTGAACCACGATAAGGATTTAGTGTAATGAAAACAATAAAACAATTACTTGAAGGGAAAGACTTCGAACCGCATATGATGTATCATCCTGAGACGGGTGCAGAAGAGAAGGCAGAGAAACCTGAAGACCATGAACGTCTGAAGAAGAAGGGTTACACTCACGAGAAACCTGAACTTGATGAAGCCGTAAAGTGGAGTATGGGTGATGGTAAACCACGAGGTGGTTCAAACATAGAAAATGTTCGTTTTTGGGATTTACCAAAAGCATCATTGGAATACATCCAAAAAGATTCAAAGGATGCAATGAAAGCAAATCCTTCCAATAAGAAAAACACACAGGGTAAAGGAAACTACGCTGACCAAATCAATGATGCACAAACTGTTCTTATATGGAGAAAGAAAAACGGCATTAAAGAGTCTGTTGAACTTGAAGAAGCAAATCTTGCACAACTCAAAAAGAAACACAAACGTCATATTGATGCATTCAATAAGCGTAACAAAGATTTACCGTCTAATGTAGAAAAAGAATTAATGAAATTTGCAATGGACAACGATAATATCGGTGATGACCCAGATGATTTCGATGATTGGTTAGTAAAAAACATTGAGGAAGGGTATACAGATGACATACACGAAGAAGCACTAGACCTTTTACATGAGAATTACAGAACTCTTGCACGTAAAGGTATGGGTACTGAGACTAAGGGTTCAATCAAAGTTGGTACAGAAATCGATTTCTACGAGACAGAACGTGGTGATAAGTTACAAGGTAAAATCATTAAGATTACTCCTACTGGATATGTAGTTCAAGCAATGGAACGTGGTAACACTAAGAAGTATACCTTCAAGTGGCAT